AAGGTTTGTGCCTGAATAATTGTTTCGGCCGGAACTGTAACTTTTACTGACTTGCCATCCCCCACCTTTGCTCTTGCAATAGATACCTGTGTACTTGGTATTGGTTGTCCTATATATGTCACTTTTTACTCCTCCTAGTACAATATATTTGTAACAAAAAGTTACATCATTTCTTTATTTATTGAGTTTTACACATGAACAACAATTTTATATTCGAATTTATTGTTCGTGTTCTTGCCTTTAAAACTTAATATTTAAATCCGGTATAGACACCAGTCAATTCTTTAGTTATTCTATTACTGAATAAGAGGAAAAATGATCACCTCCTAGGGCGAAGCCTACAGGTTTCTATACCCGCAATAAAGACGATTACTCCATTCAGTGATGATTTATGAGTTGGCTGGTTGGGACCGGTTTTCGGTATACCTGTGTCACATGCTAGGTTGTGTACTCACTGTTTAAATGGATCTCTTATGTCACTACTTGATGAAAGGAGCAACATAAATGTATTATTTTGATTTTATCAGTGTCGGTATTGATGTTGGAGCTGATTTTAGCTGGATATCAATACTTACACCTGATCACAAACCCGTAGTAAAACCTTTTAAAGTTACTCATGATAGTATTGATTCCCTTGAAAAGACTGTTTCTACAATTAAAAAAGCAGAAGAGTCTAATTCTATGAAAGTTCGCATCTTTCTAGAATCTACGGGAATCTACCATTTCCCACTCTTCTGCTACCTGAAAGAATCAGGATTTGAGGTTTTTGTACTCAATCCTCTTATTACTGATTCTAACAAAAATGCAGGTATTAGAAAAGTAAAAAATGATAAAAATGATTCTTTGCGTATTGCTAAAACTGCCTATACTCATGATTTAAAGACCTCTGTAATTCCACCAGACATTGTAATTAACTTGCGTTCACTTACTAGGGAATATTATCATCTTGTTGATTCTAAAACTGCTTATGTTAATAAACTACATAAGGAGCTTCGCTTAGTTTTTCCTAGTTATAGCAAAGTTTTTTCTAGCCTTACGGGCAAGACATCACTGTTAATACTTAAAACCTATAAAACACCTGATGCTATACTTAAAGCTCCTAAAGATGAAATTATATCTTTAATAGCTTTAAACTCTCGTAAGGGCTTAAATTACGCAAAACGTAAGTACAATGCATTGATAGATGCTGCCACGCTTTCTAAGTCCTTCGGACAAAACTTAAATTCGGTTTTTCAAATCATACAACTTAATATTGAATTTATAGAAATCTTCAATTCTAAGATAGAAGCTATTTTAAAATCTATCAAAGATTTTACTGTTAAGCATGAATCACATCTTTTTATTAAGCAAATACATTTACTTGAATCTATCAAAGGTGTTGGCTTTATCTCAGCTGTTACACTAATGTGTGAGATTGGTGATTTTTCAGCTTTTAAAAAGCCTAAACAGCTTTACGCTTACTTTGGTATTGACCCTGCTGTTAAGGAGTCTGGTAAATTTAAAGGAACTAAAGTTTCAATGTCTAAGCGTGGTTCTAGACTTGCTAGGAGAGTTCTTTTTACTGTAGCTCTAGTATCTGTCAGAGGCTCTAAATCAGGTAATCCTAACAATCCAGTACTTAAGGAATATTATGATAAAAAGAAAACTTCAAAGCCCAAAATGGTTGCTCTTGGTGCTGTTATGCACAAAATATCTAACATCATATTTGCAGTACTTAGAGATAATACTCCCTTTGTTTTAAGAACTCCAGATGAGCATCGTAAAGCCTACAATTCTCATCTCTCTTTAGTAGCTTAATTCTAATTATTAAATTACTCTTAAATTAGCTAATGTTCGTGTTTGACTTTGGCTTATTAAGTGTACTCTTTTTTACAGTTTTATTTTTTAAAAATTTTTTCTGTTTTTCTATTGACTTTTACTAGCTGGTCTTTAAATTAAATATGAGCTTTTTTAAACCTTAGATTTCCACTTGTAGTCTTGCTTGAGGTTATTCCAACCCCTGCTCCTTGGTCGACATGTGTGTCTGAAAGAATTTTTTTCATCAGATCATCTGCAAGAATCTTGTCAACTTCGCCTGCAATAATCTCTTCTGTGGCTCCTTCATCGACTTTTAACATTTTTTTAACTAGACCTTGGGCCATTTCTCCTGTTACTTTTTCTTGTACAACCTTATCTATTGTCTTAGAAAGATTGTCTTTGGTAGATTCCTCTAGTGCTTTTTTGCTTTCTTTTGCTGCTTCAACTACATCCATTTCTCCACTAACTCCTAAAGCCTCTTTTACCTTGTCAAGAGTATCTTTAGCTTCTATGGCTTCTTTGATTTCTTCCATTTCACCAGCTAACTTTTCTGGTGTAATAGCCATTTCTCCAAGTACCTGGTTGTATGTTACCTTTCCGGTTTGAAGTAGGCCATTTAAATTGCTTATCAATTCTTTGAAGTCCATATTATTACCTCCTTTATTAATTTCTCCTGCAGGTGATGCAGGTTCATAAACTCTTTTCTCAACCACCTCTGTCTTTTCGCCTAGTTTTACCTCTTGATTATCTATAGTAAATGGAATGCTGTATAACTTAGTCGGTTGTCCTTGCTGTTCATGCTCTACTATGACTGTGTTGTTATCATATCGAATGCTTTTTACCCATACATAGCTACCATTTCCATTAGCGTTGAAGTATACTTTTGCAGCTTCTCTTAAATCGTTTCTTAGCTTTTCAAATGTACCATCTAATTGTTCTCCTGCTATATCATTCATTTCCATGCCCACAATCTTCGTTGGCATGCCTGGACGATGCAAAGGAGTCCAGTCTATAGATAGCGGTTCATATCCTACTACATCCATTTCTCCTGTTATTTGATTCTTTTTTAAATCTGGAAAGCCAAATATACTTACTTCTTGAATTCTCTTGGTTCTTATCCAACGCTTTAAACTCTTGGCATCTGCGTCGATCAAGCCTCTAAAATAAGCATTATTTCCTCTCATTTCAGCTCCTATCCAGTGAGTTACCGGAGGAACAAACTCTGTAGATATGTCTTCTGCTTTTTGGTGTCCAAGAAAGCCATTTAGAGTATGCTCTATAGTGTAATCAACTATATCTTTTAGAGCTTTAGGAGTATAATTCCAGCCTCTTTTACTCTTTCCTGCTGGTATTTCCACAACTACTTCCAGCGGATCATCGTCCAACTGTTTCATTTGCTCAATATCAACGTTTTTCGCTAAAGGTATGTCTCCTGGAGCAATACTTGTCAACATAGCATTTACATTGTCTATTTCTCCTCTAGCAATTCTTTGTTCACCAGCTAATACTTTTACCTTCATTATTTGTTTTCACCTCCTTTAGCTATGTGGCATAATTTTGTTGATACCACTCTTCTAAATCTGGTTGAGATGAAGGATTCTTCTCCCAAGCCTTTAATCTGTTAAGTAGCTCTTCTGGCTCTTCATTTATTGTAGTCATTATGCATAGACAGTTAGGATGAAAAGGATAATCTGGTGCTAAGTTTAAAGGATATCCGCCTGGGCCAAGTCCATGTTTATCCGCTGTACATATTACGTCGCAAATATCATATTTAGGATGGCTGGCGGATAATATGTATTTAATTCCTCTACTTGCTGGATTAAGAGAAGCCGATTTAATAGTCCCCATTCCATATGCTGATGTCATTTCTGTTCTTGCTAATCTTAGAGATTCGTAACATATATCATCTGGAACTCTGCCTGGCATTCTCGCTTGCATGTTCAGGTAAGACTCAGCAAATGTTTTAGAGCCTTTCTTTACGTATTTTTCTATAGCACTAGCTACAGTTACGCAATCCTCTCCGCTTGCTACACCAGATACTAGTATGTTGTTGATATTTTTTCTGTAGTTTCTGTTCTTGTTCCATATATGCTCACTTAGTTTAAGTCCATATCTACTCCTTGACCACATAGCTTCTACTGCATCTGCATTCATTTTGTAAAATGTATTTTCTATTATCGTTTTACTTATCTTGGTTATTCCTGCTTTCTCGACCAAATCTATTGTTACTTGCTTAGAATAAAAAGAACCGGTTTCTACGTTCTTCTTAATGTACTTATCAAAATTAAAAGTTAGTTGGTTGTTTAAATCATCAATCATTTTTTTAATTTCACTTTGTATTCTTCTAAGTCTAGTCTCGTCAAAAGGTTTTAGATTGCCTTCTGCTATCTGCAGTGATATTCTCCTAGATATATCTTCATACATTTCTCTAATATCCTGCTCTTGGTCTAGTCTTAGCTCCATAAATTCCTTTCTTTGCTGCAGTGCCCATTTTTTATATGGACCACTCTCTTGTATTAAGCGGTCAATGCCTTTTTTACTCATCGCCATCACCTGCTAAAGCTTCATCTATCTCAGTAACCTCATCTACCCATCCTTCATAATCTCGAAATCTGTTTCTTAACCTTCTAGTTCTCATTATCTTTTCTCTTTCTCCAGCAACCTCTGGATCATCTGATAGATAGTCTCCCATGGTATCTATGAATTTAGAAAGGAAATTTACCGCAGACTCCTCTGATATCATGTTAGAATTTAATGCAATATCTAAAGCTGATGTTATATTTTTAAGTGTTTCAGACATTGCCTTATCGTCCCTCGGGTCAACTTCATCCCAACCTAAAGACACGGTATAGTCAGAGAATTTATATCCTCTAACTTGACTTGACATCGCAAGAACCATTCGTGCTAAGAGTTGCCATTGTTCTGCGAACTGCTCTCTTTTTCTCCTTATCTTATTAACCATGATAGGCATTTGCTCTTTTACACTGGCTAAAGCTGATGGTGTATGTACTCCAAATACAAATTCTGGAGTCTCCGTTATGTCTACTATGCAGTAGAAAAGCATTTTAAGAAGAACTTTTGCGTCTCCTGTAGAGCTTTTAACTTCTATAAACTCTGCATTTTCATCTTCGGTTAAAAATAATATCTCATGGCCATCTAAGTTTATTGTGCCTCCTTCTTTTGCAAACTTCGCAGGATCCTCTACACCAAAATTATTGGCTAAAAATGCAGCTACATCTTTGAGTTTTAATTTTAGCTTTGGCGTACTGTGCATCTTGGAGCCTTTAAGTGCATGAAGCATTGCATCGTGGTAAGCTTTTATGTATGGTTCTATAGGCTCTATATCGCTTTGGCCATATTTCATTGTTTCATCTGGTTCGTTCTTAAAATGGATAATGGGTATAAATCCCCAAGTATTCGGAAAAGTTCCTGGTTCAATACCCTCCGGTTTGTCTCCTGCAATTTCTATGCGTCTCTCGTCAGCTGTTATATGTTGCTTTATAGTTACAGTTTTTCTGCTACCATCTATTCCTGTCCATTCATGCTTACTCTCTAAGATATAAGCTATAGGCTCCCTTGTTATAGGATCTAGTATGATATCTTTCACTTCTTCTGGAGGGATGATGTTATATATGAGTCTTTCTTTTTTCTCTGGATACAGAGGATTGTTTCTTTTCTCCCTAGTAATCCATACATAACAGTCTCCTAATTTAAGAGCATTGCTATGAGTTCTTATCATTTTAGATGTGTTTTCAAGCACAAAGTCATTTAATAGTTCTTGTGCCTCTTCATCCTCTATTGTGAAGTGAGGTACTCCCATAAAACCCACTGTTGAGTTGATGACTGGTTTTACAAAAGCTGAACCAAGCTCATATTTTTTATTCTTATTTTGATATAACTCTCTAGCTAATCTATAGTCAACTTTGGAACTATCAAGAGTATATGTTGTAAATGTGGTGCCGCTTACTCTCATCATTTCTCCAGATATTCTTTTCTTAAACCACTGGTATGGCTTTGCAAGCAGGTTTTTAACCATATACCTTCCCTCCCTTCAACATAGATAAGTCTGTGTATCCTTCTTTGGCAAACGAATATATCACAGCGTCTGCTCTATCTGGAGACTCACCAATTCGCTTTTTAAATTCATCCTTGCTCTCTAATTCAATTCTTCCTTTGCTGTCTATTTTGTATTTTCTATTAGATAACTGCTTAATTAATTTTTCATCTTTAGGCAATTCTATCAATCCTGGTTCTCCTTGAAGGAATTTCGATAAATTCTCCTCCAATAATTCCCTAAGAGTGTCCCACATCTCTGCAGCTTTATTATAATAATGGTCGCTATCTTTTGCTTTAGAGCCATTTTTTATAGGAATTATGATATAGCCTAGCCCCTTCTGCCTATTTACCTCTCTAAGCCTGTCAGTTACTCCACCGCCTAGACCATCATCATCTATCTTGATAACAATTTTATTGATCTGTGTATGGACTTTCTTTAAGTGCTCCACCGTCTTAATAATATTTCCTGTAGTCTCCATGGTATCTTTCTTGGAGTATTGCTGTAGTGGTAGGACTCTATTTCCTATCTTTGGAGCAATGATCGTTTTATCATCTCCAAACCTGGCAACATCAACACCTACATCCAAGGTATAGCTATTAGAAATGTCGACTACTGTTTCTGCTGCCTGTTCTGCTGCCTCTAATGAAATAAGAGAGTCAGCCTCTCCTTTTGGAAATTCTCCTAGAACTCTTACTCTGAACACATCGCTATCTGCTCCATATTTCTTTTTTAGCATCTCAATGTTTTCCTTGGATGTTCTTGGGCTATCCAGAGAGGATACTTTGTGTGTTCTGTATGTATCTCTATCTCTGTTATGGCTATCATAGAAAGTTCCACTTGTTTTTGTAGGGTTTCCGCATAAAAGTAGTTTGTTTTCATGACCTGTCAACGTGCCTAATATAGCCTCCATGATTGGATCAGCAACACCAGAGGCCTCATCTACTACAAATAACATATAATCCTCATGGAAACCTTGCATGTTTTCTGGCCTTACTGCAGTCCTTGCTGTAGCCCACCATCTTTCTTTGTATCCA